CGCCCGTGACGTTTCCGGCCAATACCTCGGCTCAGATTTCTTCGGTCAAGTCATTCGACTTCGCCGATGCACGAACCGCCGAGAAGCTGCTACGTGACGTGGGCGGCTTCTCGGGGCTGCAGGCGCGGCAGTTCATCGCTGCCGTGAAATCGTTGGGGCTACGTGACGTGGGCACCGACACCGAAACGAAGGCGGCCGTCGAGGCATTGCGCAGAAGGATGCAGATGCTTCGGGCCTGACGCCACCCAACTCAAGAGGAAAACGAAATGTCCGACTTGTCGGAGCTGACACGGATGATCGACGACGCCAACAAGGCGTTCGACGAATTCAAGAAGGCGAACGACGCTCGAATCGAGGAGCTGAAAAAAGGCGGCACGGTGCCGGCCGATCTGCTCGCGAAGATCGATGCGGTTGCGAAGGATTTCGGCGAGCAGAAAAAACTGATCGAGATCATGGAAGCGAAGATGAAGCGCCCGAACTTCGGCGCGGGCGGCGGTTCGTCCGTCGTCATCATCGGCGGTCGCGAGATAAAGGGCTACGTCGAGGACGAGACGCAGGCCGAGCACCGCAAGCTTTTTCAGAGCTACGTGCGCAAGGGAATCGAGTATAGCCGCGATATCGAGCAAAAAGCGCTCAGCATCTCATCCGGACCGGACGGCGGATTCGCTCTGCCGAAGGTGATCGACGCGATGATCGACATGACCATCGTCAACATCTCGCCGATCCGCGCGCTCGCTCAAATCGTCCAGGTCAGCACGCCGGACTATCACAAGCTGATCAACATTCACGGCACCGCGAGCGGCTGGGTCGGTGAGAAGCAGGCGCGCACCGCAACAGCGACGCCGCTACTCGAGGACATCAACCCGCCGATGGGCGAGATTTATGCCTTCCCGCAGGCCACGCAGACGATGATGGACGATGTGTTCTTCAACGCCGAGACGTGGCTCTCGGATGAGGTGACGCTGGAGTTCGCGCGCGCGGAGGGCGCCGCCTTCTGCAACGGGACCGGAATCAATCAACCGCGCGGCTTCACGACCTACACGGTTGCAGCAACGGCGGATGCGACGCGAACGTTCGGCACGCTCGAGTACACCTACACCGGATCGGCCGGCGCGTTCAAAACAACCAGTTCAACGGTCAACCCGTCGGACGACTTGATCACGCTGGCCGGCCGGATGAAGAAGGGCTACCGCGCCGGCTGCTCCTGGGTAATGAACAAGAACACGCTGTTCGCCGTGATGGCGATGAAGGATTCCGTCGGCCGCTATATTTTCAATCCGACCAGCGCGCCGGGCATCGATGACACGATCCTGGGGTATCCGGTGACCGAAGCCGAAGACATGCCGGATTACACGACCACGAATGCGCTGGCGATTGCCTTCGGCAACTTCAAGCGCGGCTATCTGATCGTCGATCGTGTCGGTACGCGAGTTATCCGCGACCCCTTTAGTAACAAGCCTTATGTAGGCTTTTACACTACCAAGCGATTGGGAGGGGCCGTTACCAACTCGGAGGCGATCAAATTCCTGAAGTTCGGAACGAGCTGATCCGCCCATCTCAACCCACGCAGAGGATTCGCAAATGGACTTCGATCTTCACAGCAAAATAAGGACCATGGTCGGGGTGGCGCCTGTCGCCGTCGGCACCACGGGCACCGGCCAGGCGGGCAAGATCATCGACACGCAGGGTTACGGCGGCGTTGAATTTCTCATCGCCTACGGCACCGTGACCGCAACGACCGCCGTTTTCACGGTCACGATGAACGAGGGCGCCGTTACCAGCACGATGACCGGCGTCACCGGCACCGATCAGCTCGGCACGCTCCTGCTTGCTGGCCTGGCGGCGGCGGCCACGCGCACCTCTGGCACGACGAAGAACGTGACGAAGCGCGTCGGCTACTCTGGCGCAAAGCGCTACGTTCAATGCGGGGTGAAATCGACCACGACGGCCGGAACGCCCGTAGCGATCACGGCCGTTCTGCACACGCCGAATCTGGCGCCGACGCCGAACCCGTAAGCGCATCGCTCAACCATTCGCCGAGGCGGCTTATGCACGTATCGATCGTGGGACTCGGTCCAACCTCCGCGGCCTACGTCGATTACTGTAAGCGCCTCGGCGATCGTCGCAGGTTTTGCGACGAGACTTGGGTGATCAACGGCCTCGGCCCGATCCTGGATCACGACCTGATGTTCCATATGGACGACGTGCGCATTCAGGCGATCAGAGCAGAAGCCGATCCGGGCGGCACGATCGCGCATCTGGTCGAATGGATGAAAACCCACGATAAGCCGATCGTGACGAGCATCGCGCATCCGGATTTTCCGGCTCTCGTTGAATTCCCGCTCGAGGAGGTCATCAACGAATTTCGCTACGGGTACTTCAACTCGACGGCCGCCTATGCCGTCGCCTACGCGATCCACAAGAAGGTGACGCGGATCAGCATTTGGGGCATGGACTTCACCTACCCGGACGCGCATGACGCGGAAAAGGGCCGCGCCTGCGTCGAGTATTGGCTGGGCGTGGCGACCCAGCGCGGCATTCACATCGCAATGCCGCAGCAGACGAGCCTGATGGACTCGATGTACACGCATGCGCAGCGCTTCTACGGCTACGACTGCGTCGATCTGGACTTCCGGCTCGACTCCGGCCGCTTCTCGATCGTGATGAAGGAAAAAGAAGCCTTCCCGACCGCAGCCGCTATCGAGGAAGCGTACCGACACGACAAGCACCCGAATGGCATGATGATCGAGGTCTCGGCCGATGCGTGAGCATTTGGTGCTGCGAAGCGGACCGACAACAGAGCCTATCGCGCTCGCCGATGCGAAGTTACAGGTGCGGCAGACCGAAACGTTCGACGATGCGCTGCTCTCCGCCTTGATCGCATCCGCCCGGCAATTCGCCGAGACGGTCACTCGCCGAGCTTTCATCGCGCAACGTTGGACGTACCTTCTCGATCAGTTCCCGCGGCCCGGATTCAACGTCGGATCGGCGAACTGGTACGGCCCGCAATGGGGCATCAACCCGGGGCCGATGACGGTCCTGTCGCCCGACGGCTTCACCGGCTACGAAATTTTCCTGCCGCTGCCTCCGCTGATCGCCGTCGAATCGATCAGCTATATCGACAGCGCGACCAATGCGGTCCTGACGCTCGACCCGTCGCAGTATCTCGTCGTCCCGTCCGAAAAGGCGCTTATCGTGCCGTCCTTCGGTAACGTGTGGCCTCAGACGCAGCAGCAGAAGGCGGCCGTTACCATCAAATTCACGGCGGGCTATGCGGCGCCCATCACCGCCGTGGATACGACCGCTGACACGATCACCGTGCCGCTGTGGACCACGCTGAACATCGGAGACACGCTGCGCGTCTCCACCGTCGGCGGAGTTCTGCCGACGCCACTCGTGGCGCTCACCGACTACTACGTGCAGAACGTCGTCTCGCCGGGCGTCTACAAGCTCTCCGTGACCTCTGGCGGCTCAGTGATCGACCTGACGGCGGCCGGCAGCGCCTCGTTCATCGGAGCGGTGCCGGAAGGCATCACGGCTTGGATGAAGGTCCGGATCGGCACGCTCTACGAGAACCGTGAAGAGGTCGCGCTGCTGAACCGTGGCAAGGTGGAGCTCCTTCCGTACGTGGACAATCTGCTCGATCCGTTCCGGGTCGTGGAGTATTTCTGATGCGCGCGGGCGACCTTCGTCATCAGATCGTGATCGAGCAGCAATCGACCTCGCTCGACAGCTTCGGCGGCCAGGTGCAGACGTGGTCGACGGTGAACACCGTATTCGCGGACATAGTTCCGCTCAGTGGCCGTGAACTGGAGGCAGCGCAGGCGATCAACACCGAAATTTCGCATCAGATTCGGATCCGTTACCAGCCTGGATTCACCGATCCGAAGGTCATGGCGGCGTATCGGGCCCGCTTCGGCGCACGCCTGTTCAACATACACGCCGCTTTCAACGTGGACGAACGCAACAACGAACTTAATTTGCTAGCCGGCGAGGGCCTGAACCTTGGCTGACTACCAGAACATCGCAATCGAGGGTTTCGAGGACTTCAAGCGGCAGCTCGCGCAGTTGCCGGGCCGCGTCGGCCGCAACGTGCTGCGCGGAATGGTCAACGCGGGCGCGACCGTGATTCGCAAGGAGGCCGTCCTGCGCGCTCCGCAGTACACCGGTCCGATATCCGAAGGACACCCGCCGCCCGGCACGCTGAAAAAGGCGATATACCAGAAGCAGATCGCAGAGTTGTCGAGCGCAGTGCAGCAGACATTTTTCGTCGGCGTGCGGCAGGGCAAGAAGCAGCGGGCCGTGAAGCGAGGAAAGAACGTCGTCAATCTGGACGCCTTCTACGGTCGCTTCGTTGAATTCGGCACGTCGAAGATGAGCGCCAAGCCGTTTATGCGGCCGGCCTTCGAGGCGAAGAAGGAAGCCGCGATAGAAGCGATGCGTGCCTACGGAGCGGACCGCATTCCGCGAGAGCTCGACAAGGCGGCCGGATGATGCCATTGCTCAATTTCATGGTCCTCGCTGTTGCGATTGTCGCGACCTTGCAAGCATTCATTGAATTCGTGCATGCGGTGATCATCTTCAAACGCCGCCGAATCAAATAGAAGACAATCGAAAGGATCGCATCATGCGCATCGTCAAATTCGTGATCGACAGCGATGAATACGTTGCCGGGCAGATCGTGAGGCTCGAGGATCAGACAGCGACGAACGCCATTGCGCATGGATTCGCCGTTCCGAACGATGCGCATGTTTTCGGTGAGCCGGAGTCGGCAGCCGCTCCGGTCGCGCAGCCGCCCGCCGTGCAAGAGGCTGCCGTGCAGACGCGAACAACTCTTGGTGTCCAAAAGGCTAGAGCCGTTGAATGATTCAGGAGGACCTCGAATCGATGCTCTTGTCGGCAATGCCGACCGTCCCGGTATACGCGCAGATTGCCAAGCAGAACAGCGCGCTGCCATATATCGTGTACCAGCGCGTTATCAGTTCGGTCGAGAATACCCTGACCGGCAACGGAACGCCGCCGATCAACAACACGCGCATGCAGCTCGACGTTTGGTCGCAGTCCTACGCGAGCGTACAGGCTGCTGCAGCGGCTCTGCGCGCTGCGATGCTCGCGTGGGGCGTGCAAAACCTGAACTTAGGAGAACAGGATTTCTACGAAGCAGATAAGAAAATGCATCGCGTGATGCTCGATTACTCGATTTGGCACTATGACTAGGAAGTAGCTCTGCCACGCACTAAACAGAAAGGAAGCGAAAATGCCATCAACCGCAATCAGCGCGCAAGGCAC